TTAATTGACCTGAGAGAGTGCTTTTAAGGTCCGTTCGTCTTCCTGTTGTTGGTCTTCTTTAATCATATGAGCGTAGACGTTACGAGTGATGGAACTGTTCTTATGGCCCAACCGTTTGGAAATGTATTCCATCTTCACGCCACAATAGAGCAGGTAACTAGCGTGGGTGTGCCGCAACCCGTGAAAACTAATCCGTTTAATTCCCAATGAATTGGAGTATTTTTTAAGCAAGTTATCACACGCTCCAGGGGATGGAATACGACCACGCTTGTTCATGAAAACTAGATGATCTGGGTTATCCAATTTAGCTGCCATCTGTAAAGCATGCAGTGTTTTAAGATGATTTAAAAGATCGTCAGTTACAGTTATTGTACGAATACTAGATTCAGTTTTTGTTTTCTTAAATTTTTGGCCATAAACATAATCCCATGACTTATTAACACGGATAGTCTTGTTTTGCCAATCGATATCAGTCCAAGTCAGAGCAGAAACTTCGGCTACTCGCATACCAGTTAGTAGGCCAGTATAGATCATTGATTTTCCAGTAGAAATTAGCTTGATGTTTTTATTGACTTCGATAGCTAGCGTCTGCATGTCTTTCGCGTCAAGGTATTTTAGTTGTGCTGGTTTACCGGAGTGGCCACCTAATTCAACATGTAAGCAGAAATCGGTCTTTATTAAATTATCAGCTACGGCATCGATAATTGCAGCATGAATATGGCCATGCAATTTTTCAACAGATGATTTGCTATGATATGGTTGATTATCTGTCAGTTGTCGCTGTGCACGTTGCTTGGCATTACCGTGCACAAATTCATTGATAAATTGTTGATAACGCAGCCTTGTCATTGACGACAGTTGAACGTTAGGTAGTAACTCAGCAATTTGGCGAAGAGTATATCGATATTCTTGTTCTGTAATTCGGGAAACTTTGCCAAATTTATAGGTTTCTAACCATTTCTCGTAGTAATCTGTAAAGACTGTCGTTGTATCGGATTTTCCTATGGATTGGTCAAATTTAGCTTGTTCCAATTTAGTTGCCCACTGTTCAGCTTCTTTTTTACGAGAAAAGCCACTCTTGTTTTTAAAGTGCCGTTTGCCAAATTCATCATAGTAACTAACGCGAACGGCCCATTTGCCATTTTTCTTTTTAATACTTGCCATTTGAATTTCCTCCTTAAATTTCACCTAGGCGGGTAGAATTTTAAGGACTTGCAGACATCACCTCCTTAGTTGTGATAATATTATGTATGTAAAAAGAGCGGAGTAATCCACTGGCTTTTATTGGTAGCACATCTTACTTCTTGGCGGGAGGGGATGTGCTTTTTGTGTTATAATAGGTGAACAAAATTCATTAATTTCAAGTGAAGGTGAATAATAATGAACTACCAGTCACTCGTTATAAGCATTGTTTTATCTGGAACGTTAGGATTCTTAAATTATAATTTATTGGTAAATCAAGGTACGTTGTCTTCTTACTCTAGTAAAGAAGACCGGTCAGCATGGTGTATCTTATTTTCAATAATGAACTTTCTAATCTATACAATTATTATTAATGTGATAGCAAACAATCCAAATATTTGGAATGTAGTTTTTACCGTACTAATTACTGTAGTAACTAGTATATTAATAACATTTTTGTTACTTCGATTTTTATTTAATAGGGTTGAAATACTATTAAACAAAAGTCGGAGTAATGAAAATTTATCAATGATTTCTACCAAGACACCACATGAGTATGCTTTTGAACATCATGGTTATATGATGGTTTACATTTTTGATTTCAATCATCAATATATATCATCTGGGTTTTTAGAACATTATTCTGAATCACTTGATTTAGAACATCAACTGTTATTAACACCTGAGGAAAAAATGGAACAAAGTACATTTTCAGAGGATGAAGTCATTGAATTAATGAATAAAAACTATTCATCTATCCGAATGGAAGATTATCCACGAGTCTATATAGATAACAAAAGTAAATTAAAGTACTATATCTTTTATTTAAAAAAATAATAATTATTTTTTGGGCTTAACACTGGGCGCTGAGGTTCCGTGTGGTACTGGTGCGGTTCTGTTTGGACTGTTTCTCTGGCCAGGCTTTGGTACTACTGGTTTTATAAATTTTGTTGGCTTATCGCTCATTACTATCACCTCCTTAAAAAGCACATCTCAAACTTTGACCGGTTGGGATGTGCTTTTTAGTCCTTATAGGTCGCTATTAGCGAATGCATCCCGTAAAAGAACTAATACCAAAAAAGCAATCCAGATTAAAGGAGAATGGAAATGATAGTAGAAAACAGCAAATATAATTCCAATAACTCCTACGATCATTATCAGCCACGAGACTAGGCTTGAAGTGTAATGTTTCTGATCAAGTGAAGGATTACTTTTAATAGCTGGTTTATATAGAGTAAAATGGGCTATTAATGAAAATATAAAGATAACTGGCAATATCCATAGTGAATCTGCAAATATTGATTTTGGATATGTTTCCTCCAATGCCAGCACTATGAAAAATGGGTAAAAGTCAATATTATTCACAAGAGCATATTTCCAATTGAAATTCATCGATCTAACCATCTCCAATAATTGTTAAGTTTTATATTCAAAAATTTAAACGTGAGCGGCAGGAGTCGGACCTGCATAGTACTCCAAGAAAGAATGGGCTTCAAGACTTGGAACATTGTTCTACCGTTGAACTACGCTCGCATGTTAACAGAAGTTTCAATAGATGTTGTAAAAAGTTGTGTACATACCAAACAATCCCACGATGATGGCAACTATTAATTTGAGGGTTATTATAAACATGTTGTAGGGGTTGTTATGATTTGTTTGCAGAAGTGTATCCACAACTAAGTAAAGAGATAGTACTATCAATCCCCAATCTAATAGTTTTGTGATATCAATATTCATAGGTGCCTCCATAATTATTTGCTATTAACGTACAATGCGAGCGGCAGGAGTCGAACCTGCGTGATGCTTGTTGAAAGCAGGGAACCTTGTATGACTTTTGTTGTTCTACCGTTGAACTACGCTCGCATGTTGCCCGCTAGGCTGATAGTGGGCGAGGGTGCTACTTTCGTTTATGATTCCAGTAAACTAACATGACGACTAGCACTATGAAGCAAATGATGCCAATTTCAATGGTAAAGTCGAACACGTGTGTGCTGTACGTTCCTACATACAATTCCATGGCTAGTCTGAATCTTTACCAGTAACGGTTATTTTACTAGCAACTAGTGATGGTACGGTGTTGCTACCACCAATTTTGGTATCATATGATTGTCTCTTTGAAAAAATACCTTGAATGTCCACATAATCGTCTTCGACTGCTGGTGTTTTACCATCATAGGCAACCATAAACGTATGGTCTGGATCATCGTCTGTGTATACTAGAAGGACTGTTTGGCCATCTTTTTCGTCAGCTTGAAGTACTTCAGCCTTTGAAATATGATATGATTTTCCAACCCAATCATCAGACTTGGCAAAATCGCCATAAGTATATTTTTCTGCGTTATTTTCGCCTTCGGTTGCATTATATGAATCACTAGCATCTGAACTACTGTCACTGCTACTAGAACTACTGTCAGAATCTTTATATTCAGTAATAGTCAATTGCGACTTAGGACTTTTATAACCGTGATATGTGGCATAAACAGTATACTTTCCTGAAACAAGGTAATCGTCACTAAACTTTCCTTTTTTATTGGCTTTTACAGTGTCTGAAATTCCATCTTCACTAGTAGGTTTGAAATGAACAGTTGCTCCGGGAGTGGCTGTCCCCTTTACAGTAGTTACATTATCAACTTTATTTTGATACAAAGAAACACTAACTGTTGTGTTTCTAACGTTTGACTTGCCATTAGAAGATGTACTCGTTGATTTTATTCCAGCAAATAATAGCAGTGCAAAAGAAAGAAACACTACAACGATTGAATATATAGACGTCTTTTTCCATTTGCTTAGTTCTTTGCCTTTAGCTTTCTTAAAAATCCATCCAATTGTCGACACGATAAATAGTACAATTGCTATTAAAAATACTAAAAAAGACAATACCCCTAATGTTTCCACAACAAATTCCTCCAAAAATAGAATTTCAGCTTTTACCGACATCCGTATCTGGTCTTATGTAAGTATAATACCGCTAAATATGCAGAACATGTGTTCTTTTTGGTGCATAAGCATAGGAGCAATAAGCTCCTATAATATAACTCTGCCTATAATACGTACCTGGTCATCTTTAACATGACGTGGTTCGTATTTTTTATTAATAGATCGCAAGATGACTTCATCAGAAGTGTAGTCGTAGTAAATTTGCTTACAAGTAACACCGTCACCATCAATTTCAACGATAGCAATTTCACCATTCTCAACTTCTTCTTGCTGATGGTAGAAGATAATTTGACCATCGTGGATCAGTGGCTCCATTGAATCACCTTGTATACGGATAGCTGTGTCAGCCCCATGTGGCACGTCAGTGAAGTCGTCGTGTTCAATTTCTACATCACCATAAGTCAATTCAGTAGGGTTAGCGGCTGACTTACCAACGAGTGGCAAGTTAACAACTTTACCATTTTGTTCTTTCAATTGATTGTCGGCATAGTTGTAAACACTTTGCTGACGATCGGTGTTTAATTTTGAAACAATTTCAGTTATTTTTTCAGATATACTATCATTGGATATTCCCATTAAATCAATGAGTGAAACATGTAAGGAACTAGCCACATTAGCAACAACCTCAATTGGCATTTTTTCAATATCACCTTTTTCATATCTAAATATAGTTGAACGAGAAACACCAATTGATTCTGCTAGTTGATCAGCACTAATTCCTTGTTGTTTTCGAATGGATTTCATCCTATCACCAACGTTCATGTAATACATCCTCCCTTAATATGATAAATAAAGTATAACACCATGTCGCAAAAATGCAACAAAGTAAATCGCATTTTTGCGATTTTTGTGTTGACTTTCGCAACAGGTGGAATTATACTTTATTCATCAAGTCGCATTAATGCGACTAAAAGGAAGTGAATATTAATATGTTAGATATTAAGATTGACCGGCTCAAGGGATTGATGGTTGAACGCCATATCACACATGAATCTTTATCAGTGGCATTAGGGATAAACCGGAGCACTCTGTCCAGAAAGCTTAAGGATGGTGGAAATAAATTTACAATTGAAGAAATTAGAAAAATGCAAAAGTTTATTCCTCTTACAAATCAAGAAGTGATTGATATTTTTTTAACAGAAAAAGTCGCATTAACGCGACAAAAACAACCAGCGTAGAAAGGAATGATCCACATGAATGATTTAGTAATTATGAAGAATAAGCAAGCTGTTACTAGTAGCTTGCAAGTGGCAGAGGTATTTGACAAGCAACATAAGCATGTTATGGAGGCAATCCAAAACAAACTGGACTCAGCCGAAAATTCGGCTCAGTACGATTCGATGTTTTCCAAGGGATTTTATAAAGACCGAAGTGGTAAATCTAATCCAATGTATTACATGAACCGTGACGGGTTCAGTTTCATTGCTTTCGGGTTTACAGGTAAAAAGGCGGATGCGTTCAAGCTCAAATACATTGAAGCGTTCAACTCTATGGAAGAACAAGTTAAATTGCCAACGTCACCGCGCGAGATTGCAAGATTGGCACTCCAAGCCAATGAAGAAACTAATCAGCGCCTAGATAATGTTGAGGGCGATGTGAAAGACCTCAAAGAGAACCAAGTTATTCCTAATCCTGAATATAGTGCACTTAACCGGCGTGTTAACCAGCGCGTGTCGGAAGTTGCACATAGCTATGGCCATATCACACAGAAACAACGAGGCGAGCTGTTCAAGGATATCGGCAGTGGAATCAAGAAGATTGCTAACGTGAGTGCTCGGTCAATGCTACGCAAGAAGGACTACCAGATGGTAATGGACTTCATCAACGATTGGGAGCCGTCTACAGCAACTAAGACAATCATTCGACAGACGTCACTTCGATTCGACAAGGAGCCAGCATAGGAGGCAAAACGATGGAATTTGAAAATGTACGTGAAGCACTGAAATTCTTGCTTGAGTATAACGATGCAACATTGAACCCTAACCTTAAATCTCGGGTTAACGGTGGTGAGTGGTCGCCAAGCACAGTTAACGAAGCTCAAATGGCAAACTATGACGCTTTAGCACAAGCAGCGGACATGCTTGGTATGAGCGACCTTTACTTAAATGAACAGCCAGCATAGGAGGTGAGTTAGATGGAACAATTAAATGTAACAATTGAAAGCTTGGATGAATTAAAAAAGCTGCTTGACGAGGCATCAGACCAGGTCAAACAACTTCAAAATACGATGTCCAAAATTACTGAATATCAAATGAAGTTCCATTAGATAAGCCATTTAGAACATAAAATTCAATAGCTTCATCTCGCATTTCAGTAAAACTTGAAAACTGTGAATTTTTGTTAATGATTTCGTCAACTACAGGTTTATCAAAATCATCAAAGGATTTAACGTTATCTGCCGGGATAGCGCTTAGCAAATCATCTGTTGTCTTGAAGCTTGTATATTTGTTCAAGAAATCATTGGTAAATAAATTCTCAAAGGAAACTTTATGATCGCCATCAAGTTCTTTGGCATTGTTGCTCATGCGATCAAAATCGGACATCAGTTTATCCAAACCATCCATATTTATCACCTCGATTAATTGGGATAACAAAATTATACACCGAAAGGAGTGACCAAGATGGACAGTTTGGTAAGTGCTTTGTCGAAGCTTTTCACGCAAGCATATGAGCAGGGAGTTGCGGACGGGCGTAATCAGCAGGCTGTTGATCACAAGATGATTGGACGTAAAGATTTCTACTCTGAGTTTGGTATCAAAGTAGATTCATTCGACAAGCACTATCGCGACAAAGAGGGCTTCCCAAAGCCAGAAGAAGATGGCAAATGGTACGCTCCAGCAGTCGAAAAATGGTTATTGAATCATCAAAATTTAAGTGATTAAAACCTAGGCGGGTAGATGATGATTCGGATCATAAGGAGGAATTGCCATGGTAGAAGTAGCAGTATTAACCTGGGCGCTAACAACCGTGTGGTACAAACGCCGGGAGATTAGAAACTGGTTTGGAATTTAGGAGGAAACGATATGTATGAAGAAGACATCGAGCACGCATTAAGAGCACGTAAGTATAACGCAATTCGTGCAGATGAACGTGAGCTGATTAATGCTATCACTTACGATACAGATGGAATCATTAAGCGGCGCCCGTGCTTTGGCTATTCGGAAGAATTTATTGGCGAATTACAAGAACACGATATTAATGTTTGCGAGCCAGATGAAAATTCTGATGAGGACTGGACGTTTACGTTGCCACCAATGTATCGGGAGGAATAACCATGAAAGTTCATGTAGGTGATCGAGTGAGTTACAAGGCAGAGTATAGTTGTGGCCAATTAATACGAGAAGCCGGCGTTGGTAAAGTAGTGAATATTAAAAAAATCCCATTCACATTGCGCACTCAAAAAGATGTGGCTGTAGTTGAACAAAATGGACAGCAATTCGAGATTATTACCAATGGTATTCAAGTGCTCAAGTAGGAGGAATAATCATGCAAGAAGTATCAATTTTACCACTCCACGAGTGGAAACGAGCGCAAAAAAATCCATCGCTAGTAGCGGCTAACGATGGACTAATGGAAGAGATGATTAGTACCAACATTTACTTTATTCCAAAGAAGTCTCGTTTGCAAGCTAAAAGACAAAAATACTCCCTACTGGAGTGGATTACAAGAGTAGGGAGCAAGAAAACAATTCAAGGTGTGCGTATATGTTAACGCTAACTCGAAATGTTTGCAAGTGCTAAGAAAGCGAGGACAGTAGTTATGGAAGAAATTGTGAACAATCACATCAAGTTTCTAAAGCGTGTTATCAACAGCATTTGGATCAGTGATGGTGAATCACTGGCCAAGTTGTACGAAATGTTAGATAAGAGTGAAACAGAATTGAACGAATTACGGGGGTTAATTTGATGATTAATGAATTGCTTAAAGAAGAGCTAGAAACGGTTAATGATCGTGAACAGGAAGGCTTTCAAATTAATTCGCTACAGTCTGCTGACTGGGCGATGCGTAAGCTACAAGCAATCGAGAAACATGATCAGGAAGTCAAAGAAGCAGCACAAGCAGATATTGATCAAACAATTGCTTGGCGGGATCGTAAACTTACTGAAAATGAATCTAGTCGAGAATATTTCCACGGATTGCTGAAGGATTATCTATATCGTGAACGTCAGCATGACAGTAAATTCAAAATCGATACTCCACATGGAAAAGTAACGACTCGTAAGACACCGGCAGGTCTGAATTATGATGAAACAAAGGTACTAAAGTCATTACGAGACCAAGGAATTAAAGAACTTATTAAAACCAAGGAAACCATCAAAAAAACTGATTTAAAGAAGTCCGGAACGATTATTAATGGAAAATTCGTGCTTGAAGATGGACAGATTGTTGATGGTGTAACTGAGAAGCCAGCCAGTGAATCCGTTAAGTTTAGTTTGTAGGAGGCAAAATGAAGTTTTATGCGGACGGAAACATTCCGGTGATACCCAATATGTACTTCATATATGGTGATGGTGGTACCGGTAAGACCAGTGTAGTGAAACAGTTTGTAGGCCACAAGTTGTTGTTCAGCTTCGATATGTCGAGTAATGTCTTGATCGGTGATAAGGACGTCGATGTTATTATCTTTGAACATCGTGATATGCCGAATATCCAGGCAATGGTTGAACAATATGTCATGCAAGGAATTTCAGATGCTAAGTATCAGGTGATTGTATTAGACAATATCACAGCACTTCAAAACTTGGTATTGGAAAATATTGATAATGCCGCAAAGGACAATCGCCAGAATTATCAAAAATTACAATTGTGGTTTAGAGATCTCGGTACGATTTTGAAAGAAAGTGGCAAGTCCGTATATGCTACTGCTCATCAACTTGACAATGGTTCGTCAGGTATTAGTGGTGAAGGTAGATACCAAGCTGACATGAACGAAAAGACGTTCAATGCGTTTACTAGTATGTTTGACCTCGTTGGACGGATCTATTTGACGGGTGGTGAACGCATGATTGATTTAGATCCCGAAAAGGGGAATCACGCCAAGAACCGAATTGATAATCGCAAATTGATTAAAGCAAATGAACTAATTCAAATAACTAAAGGAGCAAAATAAAATGGCACTTTTTACAGTAGATTCAAATAACACTTTCGGACAAACTGTCGAAGAAGCAGGTAAATATAATGTGGTTATCGCGTCTAGTTCACAATACACGAAAACAAAAGAGGCTGGCAAGCCCATGGCAATCTTTGACTATGAGGTTTTAGACGGCCCATACAAAGGTGGCCTAATCCGGTTTGACAATGAGGTCTGGGACAGTACTTCGGAGGACAAAGCCAAGTTGTCCGCCAAACGCTTTAATACCATTGCAGTAGCTTTAGGCGCAAGTAATGGCACGGCATTTGATTCAATTGAACAGTTTGTCAGTCAAGCAATAGGGCATCGATTGGCAATCACGGTTGACTGGGATACTGGCTCAAACGGAAAAGCCTATTTAGCGGTTAAAAGCTACGAGCCATTTATGCAGGATGGTAGCAAACCGAATGGCGTTAAGCGACCAGCAGGTAGTAGTAATACAGGAAATAATGGCTTTGGCAATCACAAAAGCACAAGTGGTGGCTTTGGCACGACGACTAATAAGCAACAGGGTAATGGATTTAACTCTCCAGCAAGTAGTAACGCTGGTAATGTGCAAGCCCCAGGATATAGTAATCAATCAGCTAATAGTTACCATGGCGGTGGTTTTCCCCCAATTCCAGACGGATCGCCCTTCTAATTTAAACTGGTTATTAAATAAAGCCTCCAAACATTGGGGTGACTAGATGCAACAGTCACGAGCGCAGTTAATTGAGCAGGATGGCCAATACTATTTGGTTACACGGTTAGATGAGAAGCCTAATTTAGACCATATAGAGACCGTTAGCGGCTCCTACAGCCAATTTTATGTGGATTGGGAAATAGCTGACACACGTAAAGCTAGGCCACAACAGCGACGCTTGTTCTTCGCGTTGCTTAGTGACATCTATACGTGGTCAGGTATGCCGACAGACTTCTTGAAAAACTTGTTTTATTTGCAGTATGAGTCATATACGTTTGGCAAACAGATTAGCCTGTCAGACACCACAGAATCGTCCGTGAGCGACGCTAACCAGTTGTTAGACCTAGTCATCGACTTCATGTTTGAGTGGCACGTGCCGTTCAAGGAAGGCTATAAGCTATTGCCGCGTGAGCAAGAATATTATCTGTTTCAATGTTGCCGTCATCGAGTTTGCATGATCTGTGGTAATCGTGCTGATATCCATCATGTAGACGTTATTGGAGCTGGCTTGAACAGAACACACGTTGACCACACCAAACGGCGCGTTATGGCATTGTGTCGAATCCATCACAGCGAGATTGAGCAAATTGGCTCCGTGGCATTTAGTGCAAAATACCACGTCCCGGTAGATGGTATAAAACTAGATAAAGAAACATTAAAACGAATTGGCTTGAAAGGTAAATATGATGTTAATTAAATTACAGAGTGGTGATTACATCAATAGTGATTATATAGTTCGTATTTTTGGTGACGAACCATTTATTGAAATGGCTCACAGAGTTGATGAAACTGGAAGGCGAGCATTACCAATCACTGATGTTGACATAAAGCTAATCACTTATGCAGTCAAGAGTGCTCAGGTAAACGATACCAAGCGATTTATGAACTAAAAAATACAGCAGTGACTAATACACCGGGTGGGTGGAATGCCTACTAGTAAATAAGGGAGGATTAAGAGATGGCACAAAGGAGAATGTTTAGTAATACGATCACGGATTCTGATTTGTTTATGGATATGCCTAAGTCAGCTCAGCTACTATATTTTCATTTGAATATGCATGCTGATGATGATGGGTTTGTGGGTAATACGAAATCCATTATGCGGATGACTGGTTCAAGTGATGATGATTTAAAAATTTTGTTAGCCAAGCAGTACCTTATTCCGTTTGAGAATGGCGTCACTGTGATTAAAGATTGGCATATTCATAATTACATCCGATCAGATCGTAAGCACCCCACGAAATATACTAGTGAGCTTAAACAATTAGAGCTAAATGAAGACGCTAGTTATAGTAAATTGCCCATCGGTAGTCAAGTGTCAGCCAACTGTCAACCAAATGACGGACACTTGGTAGGCAATTGTCATACCGAGGTTAGGTTAGGTAAGGATAGTAAAGGTAAGTATATAGAACCAGGTAAGCCCAAACCAGGAAAATCCAAACCAGCACGACACAAATATGGACAATACCAGAATGTCTTACTGACGGATGGACAATTAGAGAAACTCAAATTGGAGTTTCCTTCTGACTGGCAAGATCGTATTGAGCGAGTCTCTGGGTATGTTCAATCTAGTGGTAAACACTACAAAGATTACTTGGCTACCATTCGTAATTGGGCTAAGAGAGATCAGCGAAGTAACCAAAGTCACAAAGCAGCGCCACAAACACGAGAGGACTGGTTTGGCTAATGGAAAATGTAACGAAGTTATTCAATCAAGCCACGATTCAGAAAGTAGTAGCGGCTAGAGGCATTGATACAACTAAGTTGCCAACCAAAGAAGAATTGGATCATCAAACAATTGATCGGGCGAATGCGGGCGTAATTGCTAACCGAAAACGGTATTACTATCGCATGTCAGTCTGGTCTGGAGGCGTGCCACTACGATTTAGCTTTAATGATTGGCAGGTTGATAAACAGCCTAATCAAGCTAAAGCTAGAGAACTTGGTAATCAAGCATTTAAGTTAGCTAGGCAATTAGAGACTAACCAGTTCAACGTAGCGCTTGCAGGCGGACCCGGAGTTGGCAAAACATCATTAGCGCTAGCAATTATGTATCAGCTAATGAGCGCAGGACAGACAGCAATGTTTGTCTCGACAGCTGAATTGCTACGGCTGGTAAATGAGAAATACGAAGCACCGGACGTACGTCAACGGTTACTATACGTTTTAAAAGACATGCAAAACGTTGATGTTCTAGTTTTAGATGATTTTGGTACTGAAGGCGGTAAGCCAACTGAAAAGGGGTTCTACAAGCCAGTACACAAAGATTTGCAGACACTGATGTATCAAGTGGCAAATGCGCGTTGCGATTTTGATCATAACGAAGTCAAACATATAACCATCATTACGACTAACAACACACGTAAGCAATTAGAAAGTATGTACGACGGCAAAACAATCGATCGCTTATATACCAAGGATACTAACTGTCAATTGCTGTTTGACAACATGGAAGGAGTCAGAAGTGTATGAGTTGTGAATTATGTCATGGTAGTAAAGTTGTTCAGCAACCACTTGGGAGTTATGGTTTTACATTTGGGCCATGCCCAAATTGTACGAATGAGATACATGATCATTACGAACAGGAGCTTGAAAGGAAGGCAGCCTATGGCGAGCAAAAATTGGCTTAAAGAACTGGAAGTAATTCATAAGCTAGAAGCGAGATATGGCAGCATGGCTAACGTGCCACCAAGCAAACTAGCTAACTTGCATAAGATGCCTGGTATTAAAGACGTGTCAGACGGTTACACGGAGATTACGCGTACCCAGTATAATGCCATTAAATTAGTCATGGAAGGCAAGCAGGGTAAAACTAGGACGTCTCGGGAGCTAAAACGGAGTAACAGTTGGATTGATAGACGTATTCGCGCGATTGACGAAAACAAATACTACATTACGGAGGACGAATAATCATGATTGATATGAAAATTGGACAGTATCATCTGACTAGTGACAAATACGAAGTTAAGGTTAACAGGATGTCATTAGACAGCCATGGGCATCCGGTAACTAGCTACGATGAAAAGTCTGGTATTAACCGGCTGGTAGAAGTACCCCTAGCACACTGTAAAAACGTCGAGGACGCATTGCGCTGGCTTCGTGGGTATTTAATCCGGACTGGTAGTGAACACATTAAAACAGTGGATCAGTTAGCCAGAGAGAACAAAAAAATTGAACAGCAGTTTGACACGTACATTAAAGAGCGTGTACCGGAAGGATTGTGAGCTATGTCCGGAAATGCTAAAACGTATCGGGATTTATTTCAAGAAATATATGAAAAATATGGTATTCAAACTACAACACAATTTCACGTCAATCCAGATAAACAGATAAGTGAAGAGAAATATCAAGAAGCTTTAAAAGCTTATTCAATTTTACCAGCAATATTTGATGATACCTTTGGGAGGAACGAAGATGCCTAAACACACTAAGAAACGTTCAACGATTAAACGGAAGCACCGGCGAATGAAGCAACATGCCGAAGCAAACAAAGCTAAAACGCTGGATAGTAAGCAATTATCCAAGGAATATGAGCCGTACAACATTAATAAGCGGGCGTTCGGGGAGGACTGAAGATGGCTTATATATTGATGATTAATAGTGATGTGGCAGCTGTATATTCCAATAGACAAGCCGATAGAAAAGATGCGAAACATTTCAGAGAAAAGGGCCAGAACACGTCAATTATGACTGTTCCTTACCATAAGCAAAGTATCTTGGAATGAAACTAATCAAGGAGATAGCGACGATGATTAAACTAGATAAATGTGTTGCTAAACCAACAGAATTTAACGTAATTAAGATTACAAGTGAATTGGGTAATGAAGTACAGAAGGCGTTTAAGACTGCTGATAAGCTTGATAAAAAACTAGATAGACCAAGAAACACTTGGAAAGCAATCTTTCAATATCATGGGTTGATTTGGACTAATATATGGGGATTTGAATTCATAGCAAATTATGGGAAGGAGAATCAGTGTAGACGACAGCCAGTTTCACTTAATGATCGGATTATCGAAGATCGTGATAGTGAGCAATTCTTAATACCTAATGAGCTATTTGAACGTTATTTTAAGTAGGAGGTGGCGACGATGATTAAGTTTAGAGGAATCCCATTAGAAGATGTTGGTGACATTATGGAGTTGAGTGATCACGAGAGTAAACAAAAAGCCGCCTACTAGGGCGACTAGTCACAGGACCACTCGAATGACCGTTGTTAGTATAACATATAAAAAGCGTCGTATCTGTTGAGGAGAATACGACGCTAGGAATTAAAGCAACTATAATATACACCACACGATATATTTAGGCAACCCTAAATATGTGTGCTGCTAGACTACAATATTTGAAAGGGGAACTGGTAGTGAAACGCTCAACTATTAGAAAAGTAGAAGATATTTTGCGCGATTATCCCAAAATTGATAAGTATATTGAAGAACGGGAGCAGGAATTGCGCTATCCGACTGCTACGCGTGATGAGAATGTTGGAGGAGGCAGAGCACAGTTTAAGTACCCTGAAACAACACTAAACACTATTATTACGATTGATGATGATCGACGTATTAATGCTTTGAAACACCAGCGGGAAGTGATTGACGATTGCCTAGATGAAGTAGGACATGACACAGAAGTAATTGTCACGGAACTATATTTTAGAAAACACCCAAGATATACGTTGCTTGGCTTAGTTGACAACAATTTGCTAAGTGTTGGTAAGGCACGAGCATATGAACTTAGGAACGCATTTGTTAGTGAGTGCGCAAAAAGATTAGGACTATATGACTTGTAGTGGAAAAAAGTGAGAAAAATGACCCGTATAATCATGCTAAATTGGTAGTATGCCAAATGTGATTGACGTGCATGAAGTAATCCTCCAAATTACAGACTGGTAATCGCTGTGGGCTAATTGGTAAGCCACAATGGGATGTAGGTTCGAGTCCTACCGGCGATGTTTAGTATGTATGATTGAGGTTAATAAATTGATTTCAAACATACGTTCCTATAAAATATAACCATTCCAGAATATTATTATGATTAGAACGATAGTTTATTGAACTATTACTTTTTTTGTGGTTTACTAATAGTCAATAATATTTTGGAGGATTTATTAAATGAATATTAAAAATGCTCTCAACGTGGTTAGTTCAGATAATATAAAGGTTAGGCTTCATTTAGCACATTGGAGTACAGGAGGGAATATTAAAGTTATTACGCCAACTATTGAAGATGATTTTCAAAAGCAGTTAAAATCAATAGTTGAAGATCAACTAAATAAATGCGACGGGTTAACTCAATCGGATTATAACGTTGTTGGCTCTAACGATGATATACTTGAAAATGCCAATTTTCATAAATATAAGCAGCATGTTAATACTGTGTTGGACGCGATAGATGTTCCAAATCAAAAGTTTCATTTTGCTAATGATAACTTTGATTTTTTTATCTATGAATTTTGTTACGATGATGAAGATAATAACGCTAAAAAAGTATTTGCCTTTAGAAGAACGAAAAAACTTAAATCATTTAAGAAAGGATTTATTGGACATTTTGTAGAAGGCCATTTCAAAAAAATTATAGAGAATGGTCTCATTGGTAATGATGGGCTGATTGATCTGATTGTTTATGATGAAGAGATTGCAGTTTTGCAGCACATTGCGTTTGAGCGTATTTTTCGTTTGTCTAATGAATTTAAAGAACTTGCTGAGAAAGTTTTGAAAAATGATACGTTTAACAAAAAAATAATAAACTTTTCGAAATTAAAAGAAGCGGCGTTAAACAATCGAAGTTATATTAAACGTCTATCAAAGTTGGATAGTACAAATACTGCTACTTTATTTCTGCAAGACCTTCAAAAAACTAAAGTCGTTGTGGATGAACTTAATTTAGACATTGACATTGATTTGGAGAGTAATCAAATGCAGTATCGCGATGAAACACAATTGGGAAATTTTATTAATTTGATGCAGGATGCATATTACAAAACTTTGATAGGTAATACGCCAGGATTAGATGAGAGGCGATAGTTATGGGGCTGGTATTTAAGTGGCTTATTTTTATATCATCTTATGTGCCTGTTTTTATAATGATTTTTTTAAAAAGCCTAAAAAAATTTAGTTCAAGTGATATATATAGTACATGGAAATTGAATCCTATATTTTGGTTTTTATTGTTAATAATTTCTATTGTTTCAATTATAATATTGTTTTGCTGGTTGCATTTTTTGAAAAAGGAGTCTCAGGGTAATAAAGGTGCTTTTAGTATAAAAAAGTTGAATGCGTATGATTCTGAAGTATTAAACTATTTTGTTACTTTCATTATTCCTATTCTGTCTTTAGATCCTACGTCGAGTCCGTCAATAGTAATGAATTTTTTATTACTACTTGTTGAAGGAATCTATTTCGTTAGCAACAACGCATTGTATTACAATGTCTTACTAATATTGCTGGGATATCATATATATACTTTTGATACTGATAACATTGTTGTCACTCGAAAAAAAAGAAATGAGTTATCTTTCAATGAATCAAAGGCAAGCCAGATTGGAACTACGAACATTTTTTATATATAAAATTGGGTCTAGTTTAAAAGCTGGGCTTTTTTAGTACATACGATTAGGAGGAACTACAATGAATATGGAAGACAACGAGGCTATTGATAATGATTGGAAAAAAGTTAATCTAGAACTATTCGGGGTACAATATCCATTCTGTTCAAGCAACGAGGCAACTCATGGCAAAGATGATTAACACAAAATATGGCTACGTCACGCCACAAGAAGCGGAGATGGATGCCCACTTAGATAAATGGATGAAGCGTCGTGCTAAACAGTATGGCGCTTTTAGTTTGGAAAAGAAACGGAGGAAGCAGCATGCCAAGGACAAGAAGATGCCGTTATCCTAACTGCCATGAGATGGTTACATTCCCTGACCACTATTGTCAGCAACACCATGAGCATGAAGCTGAGTACTTGGCTAGTCGGCAACGTTGGGCACGTGGTAACGATAAGCAATACACGCACAAGTACAACACGATTACACGTTATCGCAATGAGGATAAGCGCCGGCAATACAACTTCTATCGGACAAGACAATGGTCACATCTAAGACAACAAGTCCTAGAGCGTGACCATTACTTATGTGCTTACTGCAAAGTGCAAGGAGTTATCACACCTGCTAAGACAGTTGATCATATTGTGCCAATTGAGTTTGATGAAACACTGAAAGCTAACGTTGATAACTTAGCTGTAATCTGTGGGAGCTGTCATCGTGCTAAGACGGACTGGGAGCAATTATACTATGGCACTGGTCAAGGCAACGAGTTGCAAAGCGTAACGCCGATCAATGATGTATCGGCAATCGTTGTGTTAATGAATAAGGAGTGAAGATATTGAAATCATATTATATTGAATCAATCAATCTGTGGATTATTTGTGTTGGCGGATTTGCTGATACGAAGGTGAAGGATAACATTAGAAAGCAATGGCGTCAGCAAGTTCACACGGCCGAAGATGTCGTCGTACTTGATGAGTCTATTGCACCGTTTGAGTTCATTGGTAAGTCAGGTGCAACCATTGATACTGAAACAGTTGTCAAAGCTATTAAACAATCAGAGTTAAAACGTGAACACCTTAGTCAAATGCTAGGACAATAGAAAGGATAATGGTAGTCATGACAAATAGATATGATAAGATTCCTGACCACAAAGTAATTAAATCAGTAATGCAACAGGAACTAACCGATAAGCAAATTGAATATGTTAAGAGTGAAATTGAAACAGCTGCTTTACAGAATGATGATAATGTTCACGTTAATCTTATGAGCTTTAATTCCAGTCAAAAGAGAAAGTCGGGGCAGGTTCTAAAAAGTAAAGGCTATAAGTTTGTAGAAGAATCAAACTGGTCATTACTCATCAATTTATAAGTGCCTGTCGTTCGATTTAAGCGACTTTAAATTTATTAATGTAATTAGCCACGACGATAATTAAAACAACCCCCGCCCCTAACGCGTCCCAGGAAGAGCGCACACATTGCCGTTATTTTGTGATATAAACAATTTTTTAATTTTTTTAGGTAGGGGGGGTCACCAAATAATGAAAGGAGAGAGTAGTAGTGAAAAAGTCGGATAAAGACGTCAACGACGGGCAATTAACACGTACACCGCCAGCTTACTTAGGCCGGCAAGCTAAGGTCGTTTGGCGTCGATTAGTGCCTTTTTTAGAAGATAATACCCCGGTTAAGCGCATTGATAGCGGGCTTGTAGAGCAATATGCTTCCCAATATGAGATTTATCGCAATGCGTATAAACATATCCAGGAAAACGGTGAAGTCCAAGCAATCTATAAAACGTTACAAGATCATACCGGTAAAAAAATTGGTCGAGACTTCGTGGGCTACAAGCGTAATCCCATGACTCAAATCTATGATTCAGCCGTTAAAAATCTAACAAAGTTAGGCGCTGAACTGGGACTATCTCCTAAGTCACGTAGTGATTTGCTCAAATTAAACTTAGATGACCACAAAGACGAGCGAAGTATTAGTGATCGTATGAAAGAATTTCTAGGAGGCTAATAATGAAGATTGATTTAACACAAACACATGATGTTATTGGATCTTATCAATCATTAGACTGCTCAGCAATTCGTCATCAATACACTGATGAGGGCACAAAATATGCTTTTGACGTCCTAGATGAGAAGGTAACAACTGGCTATTTGATCAAGCTAGCGGCTTTTCGTCATATCCGAGATTTGCAACGGCAAGGCAGCGTTGAATTTCCCTTTACTTATTCGGTTAAGAAAGTAGATCAAGTGCTTAAATTTGCTGCCATCTGTCCGAATGTTGATACAGGCGAACCAACTAAGCTTATGCCGTGGCAAAAATTCATTATGGCTATGCTGGTTGGCTGGCGTAATGATGACGGTGGTAAGCGTTTCTCACGGGCAATTGTTTCCGTTGCACGTGGACAAGGAAAGACATACTTGATGGCGATTATCACTGCTTATAGCTATTTAATTGAGTCATTGGGACTATCTAACCAAGATTACTTAGTTTCATCGATTAATTACAAACAAACGAGCAAGATTCTGGGCTACATTAAGTCAATGCTTGCTAAGATTGCAACTATTGAGCCATTTAAGTCATTGATTGCTGATAGTGGGCTAGATACTCGGACATTGTCTTCGCAAGCAGACCAAGTTGTGATGAGTAGTAATAACAATAAACTGCGAGCAATAAGTCACGAAGCCGGCCAGTACGATAGCTTTCATTTCACAACGGCTATTTTTGATGAAATTGGTGAAATTAAGACACGACAAAAGATTTCTAAGATTGTGTCAGGCCAAGTTAAGGTGCGTAATAAGCAATTTATTCAAATTTCAACGGCATATCCTGATCCCACTGTTCCGTTTCACGACGATGAGCGTATGATTCAGCAAGCTATGGAACAAGATTATTTGCGCGATGCTGATACATATTTGGGACTTATTTGGTCGCAGGACAGTCTGGACGAAACTTATAAGCCTGATATGTGGGTTAAAAGCAATCCCTTGCTAGATTTACCGAGCCAACGAGAAGTGTTGTTGAACGGCTTGACAGATAAGCGTGATTCCGACGCTTTGTCGGGCACACTCAACGACTTTCAAAATAAAAATCTCAACTTGTGGCTAGAACAATCGACTGACAGCTTTTTGAAGCTGCCTGACGTTGAAAAAGCCATTGTGCCATCATTTAGTTTTGATGATCGGCAAGTCTATATTGGATTTGACTACTCAATGTTTAGTGATAACACGGCGCTAGCGTTTGTATTCCCTTATCGTAATAATAATGGCAAGTCACGATGGTTTATTTATCAGCATAGCTTTATCCCGTGGCAGAAAGCTGGTTCGATTGAAGCTAAAGAAAAGCAAGACGGTATTAATTATCGGGAATTAGCTAAAAAGGGATTTTGCACAATTAGTAGCCACCCACAAGGACTAATCAATGATGAGCAAGTTTATCAGTGGTTACTCAACTTTGTTGAGCGGCATCGACTGGAAGTTGTTTTCTTTGGCTATGACGCTTGGGGACTAACGCCCACAATTAAACAATTAGATTTGAATTCAGGATGGCCATTGCAAGCCATTCGGCAGCGGACTAGCGAATTGAAAGATCCAACTAAGTTTTTACAGACGATTTTTGTTGAGGGTTCAGTTGATCGCTTTGATGATCGAATTATGGAAAAGGCATTGCTTAATGCTGAGATTTATGAAGATAAAATTGGCATTCAAGTTGATAAAGCTAAGGCCACACTTAAAATCGATGTGGTTGATGCGTTAATTGACGCCCTATTCCAAGCCATGTATCACTTTGAAGACTTTGCAGATGTAAACAATCCTGACAAACAGGTCGAACGTATGAACGAAAAACAAGTTCTTGAATGGTTTAATAACCCTGAATCAGGATTGTTAGGAGATGATGTTAATGATTTTTAAACAATTTTTTGCGACCGTATGGCATTACTTTGATGTGCTGTGTTTCATTCTAAGTATGATCGCTGGGGTATATGCGGCCTTTTTATTTGGACAGGCACAGGGCGTTCTAGCAATTGCTGTAGCCTTATTCTTAGTTGGCTGGCTTTCAGAAGTCGTAACAGCTGGCCAAAAAGGAGGTGATTAATAATGCCATTTTTTGAACCACCAACGGTAAAAAATAATTCAGTTAGTATTCAAAGTGTGCCAGTAGAAGATGATAATATCGTTAACTTTTTGTCACCAACTGGCAATAATGAGTATGTTAGTGCCCAAGAGGCTTTGGAAAATTCAGATATTTATTCAGCAGTTAATCAAATATCTGGAGACTTAGCCACGGTACAATTAATAGCCAATATGCCACGAGCACAAGGAATTTTAAATAATCCTAGCACGACAGCTAATGGGCACACGTTTTGGCAGTCCATGTATTCGCAACTGCTATTGGGCGGTGAATGTTTTGCATACCGTTGGCGTAATCCTAACGGCTTAGATTTGCGTTGGGAATATTTGCGACCTAGCCAAGTTCAAACATATCTATTAGATGATGGCAGTGGTTTAACCTATACAGTTACCTTTGACGAGCCTAATTTGGGCGTACTTCAATACGTGCCACAGTCTGACATGATTCATATTCGCTGGGCTAGTACCGATGGTGGCATGACTGGCAATAGTCCATTGAAAGCATTATCAAATGAGCTACAAGTCAAGAGTTCATCTAATAGTTTAACGTTAGCTGCATTAGCACGTTCAATCAGTGCTCCTGGTGTTCTATCCATTCAGCACGGTGGTCTGCTAAGTGAGAAGATGAAAGCCAGCCGTTCACGTAACTTCATGAAACAGGTGAACAGCTCAAACGGTGGGCCGGTCGTTATTGATCAACTTGAAGATTACAAACCGCTAGAAATGAAAGCCGATGTTACTAAGCTGTTAAGCCAAACGGATTGGACGAGTAAGCAAATTGCTAAAGTTTTTGGCATTCCTGATAGCTATTTGAATGGCCAAGGTGACCAGCAAAGTAATATCGACCAAATTAAAGGCATGTACACAAATGCCCTTAATCGCTATTTACAGGCGATTTTAGCTGAGCTGGATAATAAGCTTAATGCTAAGATAACGGCCAATATACGGACTGCTGTAGACCCATTGGGAGACTCATTTGCAGCCACCCTATCAGGGCTAGCTAAAGATGGCACAATTGCTAATAATCAAGCAACTTGGTTACTACAGCAGACTGGTTATTTTCCAGATGAAATGCCTGATGCTAAGAATCCAACGACACAACAAGTTGTAATTCAATCGGGAAAAGGAGGTGATAATGATGACAAAGAAAGTGATGATTAAAGGTGATATTGTTGATGATCAAACAGCCGGTTTCTATCAGTTCTTTGGAATGCCAGCAGTATCACCTTCGGGTGTTGCTGACATTTTAAATGATGACAGTGGTGATGATGATGACGATGGTGACGATGAAGAACTTGAAGTTGACATTGCTTCCAATGGTGGTGATGTGTTTGCGGCTAGTGAAATTTACACTATGCTAAAGAATTATGCTGGTAATGTAACAGTTAATATTCAAGGATTAGCTGCTAGTGCGGCAAGTGTGATTGCCATGGCTGGTGATCATATCAACATTTCACCAACTGCTCAGATTATGATCCATAAGGCTTGGTCACAACCAGCTGGTAATGCTGACGATTTGGAACATGAAGCCAGTATTTTAAATGGCATTGATCAATCAATTGCCAGTGCCTATGAAGCTAAAACCGGCATGGATCAAGCTGACTTGCTACAATTAATGGCAAACGAAACATGGTTAACCGCTAGTGATGCCGTTGATAAAGGTTTCGCTGACGAAATTATGTTTGCTAATGATCAACAATTACAACCGGTTAACGCTATTTCACACATTCCACCTAAATCTGCAGTTAATAAGCTGCTGAATCTAATTTACAAGGCGGATAAGGATAAAGCTAAACCGTCTAAAGAAGAAAATACTACTAATAGTCAATCTGCTGAATTACGAAACAGCAAATTGGCTATTTTATTTGGAAAAAATCAAAAGGAGGCCAACTAATGGCTAATATTAACACAATGAATGATGCCTGGATTGCCCAGGGGCAAAAGGTATCAGACTTAAACGATAAATTAAACGCAGCTGTCCTTGATGACAGCTTTGATCAAGACCAATTTAAAGCAATGAAACAAGATCGCGACAATGCGGTTGCCCGTCGTGACGCTTTACATGAACAATTGGAAGAAGAACGCAAGGCGCAAGAAATTGCCAATATGGATGATAAGGACAAGGCCCCACTTGATGATGACGAAAAAGACATCAAGGCTAAGTTCATTAAGAACTTTCAAGGCATGATTAAAGGCGACCCTAAAGTTATGAACTTGGTAACGTCTTCTACCGACGAAGCTGGCAACGCAATTGGATTGACTATTCCTCAAGATATTCAAACTACAATTAATACACTGGTTCGTCAATATGACAACCTTCAACAATACGTTAATCGGGAAACTGTTGGCACCCAGACGGGATCACGAGTTTTTGAAAAATGGTCAGATGTCACTCCATTGATTGATTTAGATGATGAAACAGCCACCATTGGTGATAATGATGATCCAAAGCTTACTTTGATTAAGTATGTAATTCATCGTTATGGTGGAATTACGACGGCAACAAATTCATTATTGAAAGATACTGCTGACAACCTTATGGCATGGCTTACCCAATGGATTGCTAAAAAGGTTGTTGTTAGTCGTAACACTAAGATTATTGAAGCCATGAATAATGCACCAAAGAAGCCAACCTTAACTAAGTTCGATGACATTATTACGATGATTAATACTGCTGTTGATCCTGCCATTAAGTCTACGTCGTTCTTAATGACAAATACGTCGGGTTTCAATGTGCTTTCCGAGGTTAAGGATGCTATGGGGCGTTACCTATTGCAACCCGATCCAACACAACCTGATCGGTATTTAATTCGTGGTAAGCGGATTGTGGAGGTAGCTGACAAGTGGTTACCAAATGCTGGGACAGCAGCGGCGCCAGTTTATCCATTGTATTATGGTGACTTATCACAAGCGGTTACTTTATTTGACCGAGAAAATGCGTCATTGTTAACGACTAATATCGGAGCTGGCGCCTTTGAAAAGGATCAAACTAAGATTCGTGTGATTGATCGTTTTGATGTTGAAGCTACTGATACGGAAGCCTTTGTTGCAGGCTCGTTCAGTAAAATCGCTGACCAAACGGCCAACTTTGCGGCGAGCGCTGCTACAACGACTGACGGGAAGTAATTAGCCAACTATGTCGCCAATAAATAAACAGTACAGTGACAATCTGGGCGGCTAAGCAAGGATGTGATTAAAGTGGCAGCCGATTTAAAAACATTGAAATCGTCTTTGCGAATTGATGGGAATGATGACGATGAGCTGCTAACAGGTTACTTGTCTGCAGCCACTAGCTACATTAAACAGGCCATTGGTGATGAAAATGGTGTTACGGGGTTCTATGAAATGGAAGGCGTGAATGATTTGTTTGAAACGGCTGTTTACGCCTTAGCTGGTTCATATTGGACTTATCGAACATCGATTACAGCCATCGCTGTTAATCCAGTTGATCTGGTCGTGGACTCAATCATTGGTCAACTCAGAGGGTTGTACAGTCAAAAGCAATATGAGGCGGGGACAAATGACGAAAGCAATTAATCCTACACGAATGAATTTTAGATTGGAGTTTGGAACTCAGGCAGCTACTGGAAAAGTTAACCCTAATACGGGTAATCCTATTACTGATTTTGTCCCTCAATTCAGTTTGTACGCCGGCGAATGGTCATTGTCGTTTCAGCAAAGGTTAGCGTTAAATGGTGACACCTCGCAACAGAATGCCGTTTACTTTGTGCGTCATAATCTAAAAATAACTACCGGCATGCAATTACGACGCAATCATCAGGATGTTTACCAGATTGATGATGTGGCCTACGATGATGGTTTACCACCGGATGGCTTTGACCTCATAACTTGTCATAAGGTGGTGATCGGGCGTGGCGAATGAGATTAAACATGCAGACTCATTTGAACATATTTTAGATACTATGGCGGAAGGCTTTGGACGTGAAGAAAAGCTTAAAGCTAATGCAGCTGGAGCAGATCAGTTCATTAAAATTATGAAGCCTAAGATTCCGGTAGGAAAACTACGCAAGGTACATGGCCATGCTGAGAAAGCACATCTACGTGATTCATTAATTGCTGTAGATCATCCTAATGGCTCGGTTAACGTTGGTTTTACAGCCAAAGGTGAAAAAGGGTACATTGCACGTTTTCAAAATGATGGCTGGGACGTTGTTGACCGTAATGGTTCCAAACACAGCCATGTTTCCGGGAAACACTTTTGGGAGACTACTCAGCGTGAAGCGAAAGGCCAAGTTGGCAAGGCAGTTGTTGAACAATTAAAGACTGCTATGGACAAGAAGGTGGGCAAGTGACGCCGGTAGCTTTTATTAAAAGCATAATTGTTACAAATATTAATGAAATACCAGAATTAGCTGTGGAACATATCCATAGCTTTTTTATTCCAATTAACGATACTTCAACCGACGAGCCTATTGCAGTAATAAGCGGGTTACCTGAACGTAGTCAAGATTATGGCAATGGGATTCCATTCCAATCAACGAAGCAAGTCCAGATACAGCTCTATTATCCTAAAGATTACTTGGGCGATATGGATGCCATCGAATCCGGGTTAAAACAAGTGCTATTGACCAATGATATTCGTTGTTATAGTGATGCTGGTCAGACATTAACACCAGATTCAGAAAGTATCACGAACACTTTGAAATTTAATTATATAAAGGAGGCCATTTAAATGGCAACATTAGGTTTAAACATGTTATACACCGGTATTAAAGCCGATGACGGGTCAACGATTATTGATGCAGATAAGGGGTTGTCGGCCGCTGGGGTATACCCCATTGATACTAGCAAAGCAAACGGTAACTTGGGTACTAAGACTGCTAACATTACCGGGCTATCTGGGACGGTATCTAAGATTACTGGCAACAATGAAGTTGTGGATGTTTCTAATCCACCTTCGGCACCATCAGTCGCGATTGATTCGAACGAAATCAACTTTATTGTTAAACAAAAGCTATTGGGACGGGTATCAGATGGCAAGGGTGGTTACTCTGATACTGACAAGCCGGTTGAAGCTGGTCTGATTATTGAATCTCGTTCTCCTATCTTTCGAACCGCGATTTATTATTGCTTTGGTCGTGGAATCTTTAATGAAGCTGGTCAGAACATTCAAACAAACACTGATACGGCTGAAACTCGCGACGATGATAACTTGACATTTACCGCCTTGAACTATGATGGCTTCGGTGGCCAACCGTACAAGGTATATGCTGAGTCAGATCCTAAATTTGATAAGCAAGCGATGTTTGACGCTGTATTTCCTGGACAAACGTTTTATAAAAACGCGAGTAACGGCACCAGTGGTCAATAAAGCTACAACTGACACAGGCTCACAGACCAGTAAAACTGATAGTGACTCATCTGCGCCAACCAGTAATAAATGATAATTATGGTCGCCTAAAATAAATCCACAATACCGCTAGGGGCGGCTTTTAAACATGCTGAGAAGCGCATTCTAAGCACGGGTTCACAATAAATGATAATAAACAATACACAAAGGGGCATATAAATAATGGCAAAATCAGTTAAATTTGATGGCAAGAAAATTGGGACGGGCACGCAGTATACGTTGATTGATAGTGGTCAAAATGTTGAAAAAATGGCCGAAGCATATAAGAAGTTCATCAAGACTACTGAAGAAACTGAGGATAGTATTACAGGTGTAGTCGAATTAACACCTAAGCTTGCAAAGGTTGTGGCTGAAACGACCTGTGATTTATTGGAACTAAATGCTTCGCAAAAGAAACGTGTCATGTCCATGGAATTTTCGGTTAGCGACGAATACGACTTCTTTAATGACTGTTTAAAACAATTCTTGGGAGTAGAATTACCATCTGTAGGCAACAGCAGCGATCAGGAAGAGGAAGAAGACCCAAAATTGCCAAAGCCAGAATGATTTGGCAACTTGATAATTTTATTCAGGATATCGATTACATCGCTAATCAATTGATTTCACAAGGCATATTGCCTAGTGACTTTTATCAAAGCTCGTTTAGTGAAATGCAAACAGCATTGAATGCCAAGTCACGTAAAGACCGTGTTCAAGATCCGCTCGAATTAGCACGTCAAATCGGTGCGTTGTAAAGGAGGCAAAGTATGGCAACAGAGAAAATTCAAGGCTACGAATTCGCAATTAACATGGACGATGGTGGCATGACTCGCACGTTGCGAGAAATAAAGAATGAAGCAAAATTACTAAAATCTGGTATGCAAGCTAACTTTGCTGAAATCCGTTCGGGTGAAGGTATTATGGCGGCTTATGCGGGTAAAGTCAAAGATGCTGGCCGAGCTATTGAAGCACAACGATTAGTAATTGAGCGTCTCAAAAGCGAGCAAAACGGATTAGACCAAACCACTCAAAAAGGCCGAGAAGCTTATGTTAAATATGAAAATCAGATTAACGCTGCCAAGCGCTCAATCGCCAGTTTAGAGGGGCAACAAGAACGAGCACAGAAGTCACTTGATCTGCAAAAAAGTGGTGTCTTACAATTAAAAGAGGCAACCGAAATATCAGCCAAAGTAACAGACTCATATGTAGCCAAACTAAAAGCCGAAGGCCACGAGTTTGAAGCCAACAAAGTTAAGGCTAGCGGGTTACATCAGTCTTATAATGAGCTTAACAAGCAACTAGAGGCTGAGCAAAGCAGACTGAATAAGATTGCGAGTGCTAGTGGTAACAGTTCTAAAGAGTTCAAAGAACAACAGATTAGGGTGAACGAATTAGGTACTAAAATTGCCCAAACTCGGGTTAAGATGAAAGAGCTTGATGAGCAATTAAGCAAAAAACCACAGTCAGGATTAACGTCAGTCATTAGCCAGCTAAATAGAGTAAACGAGCACGCAGATAAGGCCAATCATTTATTTGGCAAAATTCTGGGTGCCCATTTAGTTGCCAGTGGTATTACGAGCGCTTTTCAATCAATTACTTCACATATTCACGAAGCTATTAGTGCTGGTATGGAATATGAAAAAGAGCAGCAAAAGATGACGGCCACCTGGTTGACTTTAACTGGCGCTGTTGGTAAATCTAATGCAATGGTTAAAACAATCAACGACTTATCTGTTAAGACCGGTCAAGCCGTAGATGTTGTTAATGAACTAGAGCAAGGCTTTTATCACTTACATTCCAATAAAAAAGAATCAGATGAACTAACCAAATCCATGCTAAACATGTCGGATGCGGTTGGATTAGATAAACAACAGATACAAGCAGTTACACAAGACATGGTTAACGGTCTGTCACGGGGAAAAGCCAATGCTGGTATGTTAAACCAAATTAGCCAGTATTTCCCGATGTTCCGTGAACAATTGGCCAAGTATGAATCTGGATTAAAAAAGACGGGTGATACGGCTGCTTCAACAGGTAAAGGTGCTGCTAAAGCCGTAAGTGCCTATAACAAAAAAATGACCTTGATGTTTGAAGGAATGCATTATGGAACAAATAATAGTTTATCTGACCTAGAAACATATCGTCAAAAAGGTATTGTCAGTGCCCAGCAATTTACAGTTTTTAGCAAGCAAATTGCAAGTGGGCACAAAGTGACTAATGCAGAAATTAAGCAAGCTATTAAGGTTAACTCGCAATATGCTGCTCAACAAGAGACAAACGCCCAAAAGACTCACAAAAGTAGTAAGGTAACAGTTGCTGATTTGAGTGAGATGGCTAAAGAAGGAAAAATATCTGCTAAAGATATTGAAAATACGTTTAATCAACTTGGATCCGGAAAATACGATAAAGCCGCCGACAACATGTTACATACGATGGTTGGTATGGAACGTACGATCAAAGCGCGTGTTCCAGCTTTAATCGGTGACATTGAAAAGCCGATTTTAACCGCTCAAAATCCAATCTATGGCGCAGTTTCAAAATGGGTATCTGACAAACGGACTGACAAGGAGTTTAATAAGGTAGGTGTAGCGGCAGAAAAAGGTATTAGTACGATTACTAAAGCTTTTGCTAAAGCTTTTGATGTCAAGTCGGCACCAAAAGCAATGAATGATGCAATGGATAACTTGGCCAAGGGTGTCACCAAAGCTTCTGACTCTATTGCAAAAAATGCTCCGGAAATTGTTAATTTCTTCAAAACTGTCAAAAACTTGGGTGGTCTGGGCTTTGAAACGTTAATTGAATCACTTAAAATAACCAATGCAATTTTAAAGCCATTACTCAGTATGGTTGGTGGGCACACAGAAACCATTGCAAAATTTGGCGCAGCATGGTGGTTAACAAGTAAAGCCGTCAAAGAGACTAGTTCAGTTTTGTCAACTTTTAAAAAAATCAGTGATACTGTTAGCTGGGCTGAAAAAGTTCTAGGGATTAAACAAGAAACTAAAGCTTTAGAAGAACAAAACGCGGTTCTTAAAACTAATGCTGAACTAAGTACGGCCAGTGAAGAAAATATTGGAACTGGTTATCGGAGAGTTAAAGGTAGAAAGGCTGGGAATACAGGCGCTGATTTAAGCTCTATATCAGTTGAAGCGGAAAACACTGAAAAAATTGCTAAAAGCAGTAAATGGTCATTGCTAGGAGGAACAATTGGTACAAGGATTATCAATGGTGCTGGATTAGCCATGACTGCTTGGGACGCTGGCAGTAGCATTGCGAAAGCAGTTAGCTCCGGTAAGGCGTCTGATAAATATAAAGCAACTGGTAAAACAGCTGGAACACTTATCGGGGGCGGCATTGGTGCAGCCCTTGGAAGCGTTATCCCAGGAGCAGGAACAGCTGCGGGAGCAATGTTAGGAGCAAGCATTGGTGATGGTGTTGGTGGTACTAAAACTGCAAATACGATTGTCAAAAGAATTAGTGATGCGCTAAAAGGGAAGAGCATTGAAGCTCCCAAGATTAAGACAGAGTCCACTAAGCGCTCACTGAGTGATCTAGGTAAGGCGTACAGTTCCTATTATTCTAAAAAGCAGAAGCAAGATTTAAATGATGTGAACGTACTTCATAAAGCGGGTATGCTAACCGATGCGGAGTATAAAAAGCAATTAGCTTCAATTAAAAAGAATGATAGTGAGACAAATCGTTTTGAAAAAATGTCAGCTTCTGATCGCAACGCTATTGCGAAGTATTATGCGCAGCAAAAAGCAAGTATTATTAGTAAATGGAATGCTAGAGAGAGAAAAACTAGTTCTAGCTGGGATGCTAAAATAGCATCTGACGAACGACAGTTTGGCGCCAACTCGATTATTGTTCAGAAAGACATGTCTAAAAAGAAAGCAGCTATTCAGGCTGAAGAAAACAAAAAGTCAGCCGCTCTTGATAAACTCCGGATTAAAAGTGCAACGGAAACTACTGCACAAGAAGCCCATTTACACACAACTTTAACGGGAAAGATAAAGTCAGCTGCTAATAAGCAGAATGATATTTTGAGAAATCTTGCCAAGAGCAAGGGGAAAATCACTCGTGAACAAGCAAATGATGCTATTTCACAGTCGAATAAAGAGTACAAAAAGACAGTCTCACTGGCAAACCAAGAATACAAAGATCGTGTTTCTGCGGCTGAAAAGCAACACAATAAGGTTATAAAAGCAGCTGAAAGACAAGCTAGCGAGGCAATCAGTCAAGCAAAGAGCCAGTATAGTAAAACAGTTGATGCTGCTAAAAATCAATATTCTGGTAATTCTAAGTATGCCGAGAAGCAACGTGCAGCTATTATTAGTAAAGCTAAGGACCAAAAACAAAAGTCAATTGACAACGCTTTAGAGCAGGAAAACAAAACTGAACAACATGCGGATCGTCAGTACAAGCACACTACTGATGACGCAGATAAGCAAAGATCACAAGTTGTTAAACATGCTAAGGATCAAAACAGTTCGGTAGTTGATCAGGCCAAGTCACAGTCAAAAGGTGTTTTGGGGCATGCTGTTAAGCAAGCCAACGGCTCCATGAAAGCTGCCGATAAGCAAGGCTCCGGTATTCATAGTATTTGGAAAAACATTACTAGTTTCTTTAGTAATCTAGTTAAAGGATTTGGTATTAAACCAATCAATGTTGGTGCTTATCCATCAGGTTATACTCCAGTAACGATGGGAGCTTATGCTTCTGGCGGTATTGTTGACACTGCTAGAGCTTTAGTTGGTGAAGGCGGTGTCGAGGCTAAAATTGATAGAGACAATGGGAAAGTGTCATTTCTGGGTATGAATGGTGCTGAAGTGGTTAATGTTAAACCTGGTGATCAGATTCTTAATGCTGGTGATACTGCTAAGCTTTTTAACGGTGGCCTAGGACATACGCTTCCTGGCTATGCTAAAGGCACTGTTGATATCGCGTCGTTTTTAAAGAAAATTAAGAGCGGTGCTACTTCTATCTTCGACAGCGTTAGTGATAAAGCAATGGACGCATTGTCTAAGATAACTCACCCATTGAAAACTTTAAAGTCAATGGCTTTAAAGACATTTGATCCAACCAAAACTCCAGGAGTCGGTTCAATCGGTCATGATTTAGGCAAAGGACTAGTTGACCGAGCTTTAAAGGGATTTGCGAAAGCTATTTCTGATTTAGCTGACAACTTCGGTGGAGCTGGTGGCAGTGTAGGAAACCCTGCAGGTAGCTCGGTTTCACGATGGAAGCCATATGTTGTTCGGGCACTTAAAGCTAATGGTTTTGGTGCTACCGCTAGCCAAGTATCTGCTTGGATGCGTGTTATTGCACGTGAATCAAATGGTAATCCAAGAGCTATTAACTTGTGGGATTCTAACGCTAAAAAGGGTATTCCATCAATGGGCTTAGTTCAAACTATTCGGCCAACATTTGAAGCATATAAATTTTCAGGACATGGTCAGATTTATAATGGGTATGATGACTTATTAGCTGGGATTAACTATATGAAACATATATATGGTAAAGGCGACAGTGCATTCGCTAGGGTAAGTGGCCCTGAAGGATATGCAAATGGTGGTTTTGGTAACAAAGCGGGCGTTTACAAATTGTTTGAAGGCAACTTGCCAGAAGCCATAGTTCCGATGGACTTATCTAAGCGTTCAAGGGCTTACCAAATTATGCAACAGATAATGGCTAAGTTCGGAGCTCAAGATGGCGCTAATGTGATAAATACCGGTAACGACCAGATTGATTCCGACGAAGCATTCAAACAGCGGGTTATAGCTTCACTAGATGCTTTGGTCACTGGCCAAGGAGATGTTAAAGCAGTTGTTGCCAACTCTGACGTGGTTAATGCTGTCAAGTCAAATACCAAGAAGACGTCACAATATAGTCAAATGATGGGGTATTAGTATTAATATATTGAAGAGCCTTAGAAGGCTCTTTTTTACATAGTTAAAATTAAACAAGGATGGCGATATAATTGTCTGTTTTGAATAAAAATGATTTTGAATATGCTGGCTTAAATAGCCGCGATGATTTGCAAGCCATTATGGGAGCAGTAACACTGCCAAGTGCACCAGCCATGGCCGAGCAAGCAACCGATATCCCCGGCATGTATGGTAATCAATTTAATGGTATGGACTACACTAGTCGGACAATCAGTATTCCAATAACTATTATCGCTCGTGGCAGTCAGGACAAATACAAGCAGATTATGCATAATTTGAGCGGATTATTGCTAAGTGATGATCCAAGTGATAATGGTAAAGAGTACCCACTAGTCTTTGGCTTTGAACCCAAAGTGACTTACTGGGGGCATATTACTGCGATTAGCGATCCACAGTTCATTAACCAGGGGGCGTGGGACGCTACACTAACGATTACCTTTGTGCAGTCGGACCCACGGGCAACCCTGCCACAGGTTGAGACACCCTTAAAGAACGGTTTAAACACGATTACTGTTGATGGTACCGCTAGAACGGAGCCAGTTATTCAGGTCATACCTAAACGAGATTTAAAGTATATTGGCTTTAGTTTAAATGGTGGTCAGTTTGGTCTAGGACCCGAGTCACCGGGAGACCAAGCCACTGCGGTTCAACCTTATACTAAAGTTGTTGATGACCCGCTAGGAACTATGGCAATGTGGACAAATGATGCCAATGCAATTAGTAATATGAAGACTGGTGAAACGTACACGTATCAAGGCCACAGTGAAATTAAGACCGCAACTAATGTAATGCGGCCAGCTGTAACTAGCGCTGGGTATGACTTTGGAACGATACCCACAACTGGAGAAGACCGCTGGTATGGCCCCGCCTATCGTTATACTGGCATGACAAACTCACTGACTGATTGGCGAGTACGAACTGGTATCCATCAATTCAAATACAGTGGTACCCATAATGGCCGGGCGATGGGACGTGTTGAAGTCTTGCTATTAGACCCCAGTGGTAATACCATTGGACGCTTTGGTATGCGTGACATGGCCTATGGTGCTAAACCCATGGCTAGGCTTCAAATATGTGAGCCTGGCTCAACATTAGAATATGGCGACCGCTATACTGACTTGTATTATGGCTCAGGGCCAGCAGGTTCTTTTACGAATAAGCCCGACCAGAAAATTAAAATCAAAACTGGCACGACAACCAAAACTGTCACTAAATATGGGCGTTCCAGAGGAAAAGTAACTAAGAAAACCATTAAAGAAACCGTTGATACCTATACAACCGTGGTCAATAAAGAGGAGGACTCCGCACTGGCAGGTGCTTGGCTAGTGTTGGACATCACTAAACGAGGACAAGTATTTACCTGGAGTATCACCCAGTATTCGACCAAAACAGGTCGACCATTCCTGGACCCTAATATTCACATGTTAGTGCATGGAACCTATGTTGATACTCAAAATAAGTATCAGACAGCCTTGGGTGGGATTGGTTCTGTCTTCCTAAAGCACCCAATTACAGAAGATAAGTATAAAATTGCCTATCGTAACCCCTTTATGTCAATGACTGACCTTCAAATATGGCAAGTCAATAAAGTTGACACAACAAAGCCAACTTATATTGCTAATGCAGGGGAAGAGATTGTGATGGATTGTGAGTCAGATACGGTTACTGTAAACGGCAAGCTAGTTTCACCAGTTTGGTCAACCGATTTCCCTAAGTTAAAACCGGGCGTTAATGGCTTGTCGATGATTGGTGACCTAGATGACGCTCAAATGGCCTTGAAATATCTACCAAGAATACTATAGCAATACTAAAGGCTTCCCATTAAGGGTGGCCTTTTTACATAAATAAAACAAGGAGGCTAACAAATGGCATTAAATAACCAGTATTTAATCCTAGATTCTAATTTAAAGCGGATTGGAACACTTACGGTTGACGGAGCTACTAAGTTTTCCAATGATAGCGTCAAAATTCAACTAGCCGATGCTGATACGACCAGCACAAGTTATGACGATGATGTCAACATCGGAACTCAAGATAATTTTAACGGCACGATTAATCTAAATGCCCAGTCTAAGAAGTTCGACCATCAAGGCTCATTAGACGTGCTTCAAGGCCAGCCTGACTCAGATAAAGTGGTGGCTGGTAACAATCTTGCCTATTATGATGCCTTGTCGGGTCATTGGTATGTCATGCGTATATACAGCGTGGAAGAAAGCAATACAGCCGCTACTAAGCATGTTACAACGGCTAACTTTACTAATCTGTGCTTGTATACACTAGCTCATCATTACCCAGTGGCAATTACAGCTAGTGATAGTTCAATTCAGACGGCTTTTAACCAGTGTTTCAATGCCACCGGTTGGACGCTAGACTATCAGACCACTAATGTGATGACCCCGACAATTACCATTGATGGTAAAACAAAAGCTAGTACGTTAGTACAGACACTAATTCAGGCCTATAACGTTGAGATTGACCCTTACGTTGAGATTGACAGCCAAGGTAACATCACGAAAAAGGTGTGTGTCATTACCGACAAGCTTAATACTGATGTGGTCTACAACGAGGCAGTATTTGGTAAGAATATGACTAGTATTAAACGGACAACGGTATCAACACCCGTAACTAAGCTGATTGCTTATGGCGATAACGGCAATACAATGTCAGAAGTTAACGATGGCAAGCCTTACATTGTTGATGATGCCGCTAATCAAAAATATAACCCAGATTGGCAATCTGGTTTGTACTATGAAGCAGTCATTACGGCTAACTCAATTGAAGACCCTTCCGGAATTAAGGCTTGGGCCGAAGAAATGTTGCAATTATATAATCACCCGCGAACGTATTATGAGGTTAGTGTAACGTCTAAATTTAACCCGCCATTAGGTGCCACGATTAGATTTAAAGATGAGTTAATCAAGCCAGCATTAAATGCCAGTGGCCGAGTCATTCAACGGACAATTAGTTTTTCTAACCCTTATGGCAATACAGTTGGCTTTGGTGAATATGTCACGGTACCTGTTGCAACACCAGCATGGATGCAAGGTTATCAAAGTGCTATTAATAGCGCCATTGAAAAGGCAAGGGAGGACGCTAGCTCGGTTAAACCGGTTGCTTTAACTCCTGACGGCAACAACTTCACTGATACTGCGCAAACCAAACGGTTAATTTTACAGGCTTGGGAAGGTAACACCAATATTTCAGCCTATATTGATAACAAGGGATTTATTTGGCACCGCTATAATACTGACGGCACCCTTGATACTAGTTTCAATCAAACTGGCTATTTAGTACAAGCAGCATACAATTCCGTTGGCACACTGCACGGGACTATTGAGACCCGTTACATTCAAGATGAACCAGAGATTAAGTTACAAACTAGTGCTATTCGTAGTTTGGGTAGTTTTAGCCCAGACGACAGCACACTAGGAATAACTGATGCGGCACAATATATGTGTCTTTTAAGCAACGGTCAGTATATAACTAGCCGGGCGATTAATCAAAGTACAACCAGCGATGTCATGTTTGTCTTGCATGACACTAATTTTAAGCCGATTAGTAAGATGATCGTTTCGCATGGCGGGCATGGATCTAGCTTCTCGATTGAAGAAGTAGATGGGGCTATTTACATTTGGTCAGCAACTAAGCCTAATTTAGACGTTAACGAATATGCAGTTAGTCGCATACCCTACCTTGCTAATGTGACCCTAGGCAATGATGATGATCGTATTATGCGTTTTTGTACTGTCGATCGTTATATAAGAGTCAGTGTTGACTTCAAACATGGGTACGTACTGTGTGGCTACGTGAATGGTAAGCATGATGTGCTACGACTCGATGAGGTTAAACAAGGTAATTATGATGTGCTATATAGTTTTGATGTTGCCAACTATGGGTTCGACGAGAGCAAGCAAACCTACCAATCACAAGGCATTGACTTTCCTTATGTTTACTTTCACTCGGGTGATTACAACATGAAAGACCCTCGTATGGTGTACGCAGTTAATGTTGTTCATGGTGGGCAAGAATTTGCCTCTAACTATTTACTGGATATGAATTTAGGGTTAACCGATGATGTTATCGAACCTGAAACATGCAACATTATCTATAGTCAGACTAACCAGCCGGAACTATTGGTTACCTTCAATTGTAAATACCAAGGTGATTCTTTAGAACGTGTCTTTGTAATACCAATTAAGGAACGTTTGCCAATGAATACGATTAGCAATGATTAAGAAAGGAGGTTTATAAATGGCAGAATCTAATGCAACTCAGGTCATTCTAACCGATGATGGCATTAAGATTATCAATGCTCAAAATACGGCTGATAATGCGGCTAGCCAAGCAGGAAATGCTGATAGCGCTGCTTTAATTGCACAGTCTACAGCGAATGCCGCTAAATCAGCCGCAGATAGCAATTACAACTACGCCAATTCAGAAATAGCCGTCCAGTCTAATGCTACTGCTAAGGCTCAAAGTACAGCTGACAATGCGTTTAGCCAAGCTCAGGCAGTTGGTAGCCAAGCTAGTGCTGGGATAAGCAACAACTCTACAGCTACTGCTAAGGCTCAAAGTACAGCTGATAATGCGTTTAGCCAAGCGACTACAGCAATAGATAATGGTAAAGTAACTAGTCAAGCAGTGACAGACCTAAAAGACGGTTCCAAGCTAACGATCGCTGACCTAGAAAATGGACTAGCCACTAAGGTTGCTAACTCAGACTATGCTAGTTACAAGGTTCAGACAGCTAGCCAGATAGCGCAGAAAGTTGACAATGGTACTTTCTCAGCCTATCAAACGACTACCGCTGACTTAATAGCCCAAAAGGTGGCTACTAGTGATTTTTCAGCCTATCAAGCTACAACCGCTAAGTCGATTGATAGTAAGGTGTCGTCTAACGACTTTAATACGTACAAGACACAGACTGCTGACTTGATTGATGACAAGGTTTCTAGTTCACAATATAGCTCTGACAAGACACAAACGGCTAGTCAAATAGCGGATAGGGTAAGTAATAGTGCTTTTTCAACTTATCAAACACAAACTGCTAGTCAGATAGCCCAGAAAGTTGATAATGGCACCTTCTCAGCTTACCAAACAACTACTGCTGACTTGATAGCCCAAAAGGTGGCTACTAGTGACTTCTCAGCCTACCAAGCTACAACTGCTAAGGAAATATCTAGCAAGGTTGAGTCTAGTGACTTCAAAACTTATCAAACACAAACTGCTGACATGATTGCTAGCAAGGTTTCTAAGAAAGACGCCAATAACGTCAATTTGATACCATATTCAAGCCACTTTACTACCCCACTTACTGGTTGGACGTTAATGGACTGGGGGGCAACTGACCGGAAACTATTAGTGACTACGCATAATTTCTATCAGAACGGCACCGGGGCACTGCTTTATTTAAATACAGCTCAAAATGGTACTGCTGCCGCTGGCTCAAATCGTTTTCCATTATCACCAAATAATCACCAAATACAACTTATACGTTCCAATTTAAAGCTTTTGCATCTTCTAAGAGAGCGTAAAATATCTTGTGTAAATGCATAAAAGATTTCTGAATTGTATAGAAATAGGGAATGCCTTCCCTTATGATATTTAGTAACCACAGAAAACATCACAGGAGGCATTCCCCATGAATGAACTTACCACAGAAATTATCGCTGCACTAGCCCAAAAGCAAGATTTGGACGAAGTTTTTCGTCACCACCTCGAAATTGCGATTAACCAGCTGCTTCAAACCGAATTGGCAGGGTTTTTGGGTTACGAACGCTACTCATACGCTGGAATTAACACTGGTAATAACCGCAACGGCAGTTATGAGCGCTCGTTTGATACGAAGTACGGCCAACTTAACTTAACCATTCCTCGAGATCGCAATGGCCGGTTTGAAAATCATACCTTGCCAGCCTACGGTCGGCACAGTGATAATTTAGAAACAACGGTCATTCAATTGTATACCAAGGGAATTACCACTGCTGAAATTGCCGAACTCATTGAGAAAATGTACGGTGCTCACTACTCCAAAGCCACGGTTTCCAACATGACTAAAGCCGTCAATGAACAGGTTCAAGCTTTCCAGCAACGTCGACTGGCTTCACAATATGCGGCCATCTTCTTAGATGCCACTTACTTGCCGTTAAAGCGGGATACCGTTCAAAAAGAAGCCGTTCATATTGCGATTGGCATTCGTCCAGATGGTACGAAAGAAGTGCTGAACTACCAAGTGGCGCCAACGGAATCGACTGGAATCTGGACTGAACTGCTGGGAACCTTGATCAAGCAGGGCGTTAAAGATGTGCTGTTGTTTGTGGCCGATGGGTTAGTTGGTTTGGATGAAGGCTTGAATCGGCATTTCCCCAAAGCCAAACGACAACGTTGCCTGGTTCATGTTGGGCGGAATCTGATGAACAAAGTTCGCGTAAAAGACCGCAAGGCCGTGATCAGTGACTTTAAACAAGTTCATCGGGCCGCCAACCGTGAAGCAGCCGAACTGAAACTGAATGAGTTCGCCAACAACTGGCATCAGACCTATCCCAAATTAATCAAAGATCTGCTTAAAATGCCGAATTTACTCACTTTCATGGACTTTCCACCAGCTATCCGGCAATCACTATACTCCACTAACCTGATTGAGAACTTTAATAAGCATCTCAAGCGCACCACCCACCACAAAGAACAATTTCCAACGGAAGATTCACTGGATCGCTTTCTGGTTTCTCAGTTTAATGTTTATAACGAGAAGTCTCTGAGGCGGATCCACCGAGGGTTCAAAGGACTCCAGGACACCTTGGAAGCATCATTTATTTAAGTTAGATACATATTATATGTACGAAGGCATTTCATTTACACAAGATTCTTGACGCTACCTCTTCTAATGTTGTCGGTGCAAACGTCTATTTGTTAACTAGGACTTATGGGTCTACTAATGATTACGATATCGTTCACGGACTGTTTACGAATTTGGTAACTTCTCCGTCACATATTGACCAGTATACGGTTACTTTCACAACTGGAGCTAATGATAACGAAGGCTATATTCGAGTTGACAACATCGGGTCTAATAATAGCGCTTCTTCTGGTTTATTCTTTACAGAGCTAAAACTAGAACTTGGTGGTGTGGCCACATCTTACGTATATGGTGGTCAAGACTCTACGATTTCTCAAATGTCTGATGATATTAACCTTAGAGTTACTAAAGATGGCTTGATTGACCAGATTAATATTCAGGCCGGTAATACCCTAATATCATCTAGTGGTCAACTAACGCTAGCTGCTGACACGATTTACTTTGATACTAAGAAGCCAGTTATAATTCCTAGCGCCAATATCACGGGGACACTAAATGGTAAAACGATCCATGACGGTAATGTCATTAATGATGTTAATAATACTGCGAAGTTTTATCCAACAACAATATCTAGTGACGGTCATATCTATACGACGGGGTTTAATTCTGCTGATGCTATGCAAACAGATTTATCAACTGGGTCATTAACAACAAAATACCGTGCCACTAACACGACAAGCTCAAATAATCAATACGAGGCATATGATGCCACCATTCAGGCTGACCAGATTGTATTGCTTGCTGGTCACACAAATGGAAAAGATATGTCTTTCTCGCAATCATTGACTGGCGGTAATCAAGATGGATATGTGTTAATAAGTCCGCTTAATGGGATTACCTTACATGGAGATACTCAACAAATCACCTTTAACGGTACTTCTGACGATGTTACACCGAAGGGTATCATTATTACGCCCTACGGCAATATCAACCCTAATGGCACACAGAATATCTGGTATGTCGGTAATGGTCCAACTATGAAGACAGCCAGCTTTGGTATTGATGGCTCGGGTGCTAATAACATTCAATTCAATCGTTCTTTAGATATTGGCAACTTCAACATAAATACCTATCACACGATTACCAGTTCTGACAATGGCCCGATTCATTTTAACCGTGCCAATGGTAGCTCTGTTGATATATTCGCTGCTACGGTTAACTATACCTCACTAGTTAAATCGTCCCTGTTAAGCGTTAAGAAGGACGTTGAGAAGGCTGATACCGCCTATTGGGCGCAGCTAGTTAACTCAATTGATTTAGCCACTTATCAATACAAAACCGACGATAATACCAGTCATTTGCGATTATCTAGCATTGTTGACGACGTTAATGTAACAAAACAGTGGCAATTGCCAGATGTATTTATCAACCGTGATGAAGATGGCAAGTTAAATGGGGTGGATGACAGTGTGTTATTGAACGCCACTTTAGCCACGGTACAGGAACAACAGAAAGAAATTGACCAATTAAACGGTCACAATATGGAATTGGAAGCTAGATTAAACAAATTGGAGGCCAAATTAAATGGATAGTATTTTAATCACGAATTATAAACCAGATTACACGAACAATATTATGACAATCAGCATTCAAATTAACACGCTGGGTATTAGCTCACAGGTCAGTATTACCATGGATGACTTTAACACTGCTATTGCTGGAGGTGCTGGGGGCACTGATAGGGTTAAATTGAAGGTGTTGAACACACTGATTGACAGTCTGACCGCTTTAAAGCCGGTTACCACAACCACGACAACTACCACACAGGAGGCTTAATATATGAATATCGATGCACAGGCTTTGATTAACAAGCTGACGAGTAACTATGCCCAAGCGATTGCCCTTAAAGACCAGCAATTAGCGATGGCTCAAGTTCAAATTGACCAGCTCAATGCCAAGTTGGCCGAAAAGGAGGCACCTAAAGATGGCGAAAACGCTTAGTTTTACTGATACGTCCCCACAGACGGTTAAAATTGGCGATACCACCACTAGCTTTACGTTAATTTGTGGCGATGATAATGTGGCCACTGACTTAACTAATGTTACTTCAATTACCGTTAAACTGGGCAATACTAGTGGCTATCTTAAATCGGCCACAGTTGACCCGACTAGTTTAACTGACCCAACGACTGGTCAAGTTACCGTTAACTTTAACGCTGACTTGATGACTAGTTTAACCGCTGGTAGCTATGCCATTGAAGTATGGGTGGTTGATAGTACCGGAACGTCAATCTACCCTAGTGATGGGACGACTGGTTTTACAATTACCAATAACATTCAAAGCACCAATGGTACCACGATTACGACCATTACTTTTGATGACTTTGTGGCAGCAATGAATAAAGCCGCAAGCACGATTGCTAAGGGAGATAAGGGAGATAAAGGTGATACTGGGCCACAAGGTGTTATGACTAACGACCAAGTAAACACACTTATTGATAATAAAATAAAATATACTTCTGGCAACCTGGATGTGACGCCGGCATTTTACAAGGCAGGCACAACTAGTAGCACGGGTGCTTTGAACTATGTGCGAACTGGTAACAAACTACACGTTAGTGGTGTAGTTTCTCCAAGTGCAGATTTAGCTATTGGTTCGGCTACGACGTTGTTTAACTTGCCATCTTCAATCGGCATTATTGCAGAGAATGTTGCTGTTGTTCAACAATCATCTGGTTGGAATTTATACTGTTTATCATGGAACCCTAACGGTGCTGTTTCAGTATTGAAACATAACATTGCTGGTACCGCAACAGCTATTACAACTACGACACAGTTGCAAGTGTGCGCTGATATTTTGATAAAGTGAATAGGAGGTAGACAATTGAATAAGCACAAGTTAAAGGCACTCATCTTAACGGTGGGCGCCATTTTTATGGCCTTTTTAATGGTCAATGTTACCAGTCAGGCGTCAACTAGTCGTGATCAAGGGCCGGATTGGTCTAAGTATAACGGTAATAGTGGGACATTCGGCTATAGTTCCGATAAGTTTGTATTCTCACAGGCCGGTGGTTTCTATGGTGGGACTAATATCCCTCAGACCACGTATAACAGCCAAGTCAAATCAGCTCAACAGGCTGGTAAACGGGTGCACACCTATTTATGGGACGGTGTTGGTGGCAATATGACCAATGCCAAGGCTATGATGGCCTATTACTTGCCACGTGTTAGGACGCCCAAGGGCAGCATTGTGGCGTTGGACTATGAGGACGGTGCTTCTAATAGCGTGACAGCCAATACTAATGTCATTCTAGCTCAGATGAAGCTGATTAAAGACGCTGGCTATACGCCGATGCTGTATTCCGGTAAAGCTTACCTCAATTATCATGTTAATGTGAGCTTGATTTTGAAGGCATACGGTAGTTGTTTATGGGTACCTGAATATCCGGATTATCTGGTTAGAACTAGCCCTGATTATAACTACTTCCCATCAATGGACGGTATGGCTATCTTTCAGTTTACTTCAATGTATAAAGCAGGCGGATTAGACGGCAATGTCGATTTAACAGGGATCACTAAATTAGGCTATACGACTGCTAGTAAGAAACAAGCTCAAACCAACGTTAAGCAGGCTCAGGCAGCTAAGAAGGCCAACTTTAAGGTCGTTAAATACAACCAGCGAGGGGTGTTCTATCCTAACCGGACACTAGCTGTTCGCTACACGGATTCAGACAAAGTACGTCAAGTGGCTACCTATTACAAGGGTGAGAGTGTGACTTACAATGCTGTCATTATTGAACATGACTATGTATGGGCACGCTACACCCGTTCAAATGGCCTGTACGGATTCATTAAGTTAGGCATCACCAATGGGCAAGCCTACGGGAAGCGAGTTACTGGTCAGCCGGTTAGTCATACGTACTACACAGTCAAGTCTGGCGACAGCTGGTGGACAATCGCACAGCGCAACGGCCTGAGCATGACTACATTAGCTAGCCAGAATGCAAAGTCAATTTACACCACTATCTATCCTGGCCAGCGATTGGTGGTGCGGTAATGGCACAATACGACGATACAACTAAGTTATTAATGGATATTCAAAAGGATGTGGCTGCCACCAAAACGAAAGTTGAGAACATCGAAGAAAAATTGAACCAAGTTGACGATATTGGCGACAAAGCGGACAAGGCACTGGCCAAGTCCATCGAAGCTAGCCATCAAATTGACCGTGTTACAACTATTCAAAATTGGCTGATCGGTGTCTTGGTTAGTGGCGTGCTCGTCACGTTAGTTATTTACATCGCAGAAAAGTTCCTTTAGGAGGGAAAACAATGACAAAATTTTTAAATGTAATTCAGGCAACACTCAAAGCTAACTACAAGAAGCCCGCTTATTGGGCCCAGATTATCGGGTCCGTGTTGATTATTGGCTTAGCTGTCGCAACGGTCTTCTTTGGTGTTAAGATTGACGCTAATGCAGTTGTGTTAGTGATTACCGCTGTGGGGGCAATCCTAGCTTTTGTCGGGGCAATCACAGATAATTCTATTTTGGAAGATACGGGCAACACGATCAAGACTAAGTCGAATGCGTTAGCTTCTACGGAGCAAACGGTTGTGGAAGCCTTGGCGGAAGCTCAAGCTAAGATTGAAGCAGCTAACTCAGCAGCGGCTAGTCAAGCCGAAGCCCAAGCATCACAGGCAGTAGTGGCGGCTTACAGTCAAGCAGCTAGTGCGGCGGCAGTTGGTGACACGGCCACGGCTAGTTCAGCAGCCACTTTAGCGTCATCGCTAGCGGCTAATTTGGATAGCAATGCGCAACCAGATGCTGAAACGGCGTCAGAATCCACCTCACAAGCAGGCGAAAAGTAG